GCGAAGGTCGCCACGGTGGACGCGCGACGCGAGGAGGAGCACAAGCAAGGCCGCATGGCCTTTGACGCGCTCATGGCCCGCCTGGTCGCGCTCGAGGCGCGCGAGGTGCGGGACGGGCGCGACGGCGAGCCCGGGCCGCCCGGCCCGCCTGGCCCGGCCGGCGCGGTGGGGGAACCGGGCGCCCTTGGCCCGCCTGGCCCCGCTGGCCCGCCGGGCCCGGCTGGCGAGATCGGCCCGATCGGCCCGCGTGGGGCGACGGGCCCCGCCGGCGAGCTTGGCGCGCGGGGCCTCGACGGGGCGCCGGGCATGAAGGGCGACGCGGGCGAGCGCGGCCTCGCGGGTGAGCGCGGCGAGCGGGGCCTCGAGGGCCCCGCCGGCCTGGCCGGCCGCGACGGCTTGCCCGGTGTGCCCGGCCCGGCCGGCGCGCGCGGGCTCGACGGCAAAGACGGGGCGCCGGGGCTCAACGGCAAGGATGGCCGCGACGGGACGCTCGAGGGGATCAAGATTCTGTACGACGGCGAGCGGACGTTTACCCTCTGCTTCAAAGACGGGACGCCGATCGAGGGCGGCGTGATCACCTTTGACGGCTTGCTCCTCGATCGCGGCGTGTATCAGCACGATCGGCCGTACGTGCGCGGTGACGTGGTGAGCCATGGCGGCTCCCTCTGGATCGCTCAGGAACCGACCTCGGCGGTACCGGGCGGCCGCGGTGACGGCGTGCCGGCGCGCGCGTGGCGCCTGGCGGTCAAAGCCGGCCGGGATGGGCGACCGGGCCCCGCCGGCCCGAAAGGCGCTGACGGGCGGCCTGGGCGCGATTACGGGGGCAAATGGGAGGCGCCTTCGTGATCATCGTCCCTTCGCCCACCGTGATCGCGTCGGAACTGTTTACCGACGTGTCCCTGATCACACCGCCCACGATCGAGCCGATCGACCTCGACGAGGCGAAAAAGCACCTTCGCTTTACCCCGACAAGCGAGGACACCTTGATCGATACCTATATCGCCATGGCCCGGCAACTCTTCGAGGAGATCACCGGCCGGCAATTGCTGGACGCGACATGGGAGTACCGGATCGAGGGCTTCCCCGCCGGCGGCGGCGCGATCGAGCTTCCGAAGCCTCCCCTGCTCGAGCTTGTGAGCGTGGTCTATGTCGGCGAGGACGGGGCCGACGTGGCGCTCGTCGAGGATACCGATTTCGTGGTCGAGCGGCCGACCGGCCCGTATGCCAAGCGCGGCACGGTGCGCGCGGTCGAGGCCTGGCCGACGGTCGACGCCGCGCTCGAGGCGATCAAGATTCGCTATCGCGCCGGCTATGGGACGCAACCCGGCGACGTGCCCGAACTCATCCGCGGCGCCCTCGGGTTTCTCGTGGCGCATTTTCACGCGAACCGCGTCGAGGTCGCCGATCAAACGAGCGGCAATTTACAAATCGTGCCCTGGGGGGCCGACGCGATCATGCGGCCGTTTAAGTATTCGGCCCTGCCGCAACGGCCGGCCTTGCGCCGGGTGCCGGTATGAATAACCCCGGCATTCGCGATCGGGAGATCACCCTCCAAACCGCGACCAAAACACAAGATCCCGACACGGGCGAGGAGCTTATCGATTGGACGATCGATCCGCTCGTGCTCTATGCGCAATGGTTACCGGGGAATACGCGCGAGGCCTATTTCGCTCAGCAACGGCTGGCCTCCCACATTACCGGCGTGTTTCGGATCGATCCGATCGACCGGCCCGATCCGGCGACGCAACGGATCGTGTTTGACGATCGGATCTATGACCTCTTCCCGCCGATCGAGATCGGCCGCGGCAACGGGTGGGAAATTCCGGTAATCGCCCGAGGGGAGGCCGAAGCGTGAAAGGCCGACCGGTGCCCCGTCTGTATCCCGGCTCGACGATCGTCTGTCTCGGCACCGGCCCGAGCCTGACGCTGGCCGACGTGGCCGCGGTGCGCGGGCGCGCGCGCGTGATCGCGATCAGTGACGCGTACCGGCTCGCGCCCTGGGCCGAGGTGCTCTATTCGTGCGACGGCAAATGGTGGGCCTGGCACAAGGGCGCGCGCGATTTCGCCGGCCTGAAATTCGGGATGACGATCCCGAAAGGCCAGTATCCCGACGTGGCGCGCGTGCGCAATGACGGGGTGAGCGGCTTGTGTCTCGAGCCCGACGGCGTGCGCACGGGGCGCAATAGCGGGTATCAGGCGATCAACCTGGCGGTGCACCTCGGCGCCGCGCGCGTGCTCCTGCTCGGCTATGACATGAGCCTCGACGGCAAGCGGAAACATTTTTTCGGCGATCATCCGCGCGCCGGCTTGCCCTCGCCGTACCCGAGTTTTCTCAAACTCTTTCCGACGTTGCTCGAGCCCTTGCGCGCGTGCGGGGTCGACGTGATCAACTGTACGCGCCGAACCGCGCTCGCGACCTTTCCGAGGCGGTCGCTCGAGGCGGCGCTCGAGGCGGTCGGCGCTTCCGCTTTTTCGACCTCGGATGAGGGCGCAAAACCGGAAGGGATCGAGGCGCGATGCTGAGCGGCTATCCGCGCGTCGCCTCCGAGGTCGACACCCTCACCGCGGTACTCGCCGGCAAAAGCCTGGCCCGGTACGGGGATGGGGAATTCAAGCTCTGCTACGGCGGCGGCATCAAGTCGCAAGTCGCCGAGCCGCGCTTACAAGCGCGCTTGCGCGAGATCTTGCGCGACTCGGGGGCGTGCCTGGTCGGGATCCCGAACCTCCTCGCGCCCATGCCGGCCGCCAAAGCGGCCTTCTGGGCGCCCTACCGCCGATCGGCGTTGCCCTGGCTCACCGAGCGCGCGTATGTAAGCGCGTTTGTCTCGAGGCCCGACTCGGCGCCCTGGATCGATACCGATCCGTATTGGGCCGGCCTCGAGGGCCTTTGGCGCGATCACGACGTGACGCTCGTACGCGGGAGTACGAAATCCCTGACCGCCGGCGATTTGATCGGGGCGCGCGCGGTCACCGAGATCGTGTGTAAGCGGCAACATGCGTACGCCGAGTACGCCGCGATCGTGCGCCGCATTGGCCGGCCGGCGCGGGCGCTCCTCTGCCTCGGGCCAACGGCAACCGTACTCGCGGCGGATTTATGCGCGCGCGGGGTGCACGCGATCGACCTCGGGCATGTCGGGATGTTTCTCCGCAAGCGGCGCCGCGGCGAGCCGATGACCGTCACCGCGGCCGACAAGGTGGCGGTATGAGCCCGTATCTCGAGCGGCCGCTCGACGGCTCGACCGACCCGACGCCGGGCTCGTATGTCGGGACGCCGGATCTCACCATTGCGCCCGAGTGGCGCGGCGAGCGGTGTTTCATCATTGGCGGCGGCGAAAGCGTGACCGCGCAACGGCCGACGATCCCGCACCTCCGCGGGCGCTTTATCGCGATCAAGCAAGCGGTCGCCCTCCGGCCCGATGCCGATGTGATGTTCGTGTCGGGCAAGCGCGCATACGAAATTTGCGCGCCGGTGCTCCCGCTGTTTACCGGCAAATACATCATTACGCGCGGCCGCGGGGATCCGCGCTTTCCCGGCCCGGTCTCGCGCATCGGGCGCACCAAAATTGTCGATCGGCTCTGCGAGGATCCGCGCTATGTCGCCGGCCTCGATGCCGGCACCTCGGCGATCAACCTGGCGTACCACTTCGGCGCGACCGAGATCGTGCTCCTCGGGCTCGACTATTGCGGTGCCCGCTGGTGTAACGGCGAGTACCCGCATTTTCAGCCGGTGCCGCCAAGCGAACATCACCGCCGGCACCTCGCGTGCCTCCCGCGGTTTGCCGCGGATCTCAAGAAAAAAGGGATCCGGGTGATCAACACCTCGCGCCGCTCGCGCGCGACGATGTTCGAAAAACGCTCGCTTGAGGCCTTCCTATGACCGGCGCCTTGATTACGCCGGGGTACTTGTGGGAGCAAAAGCGGCTCCACGCCGAGCCGCGGGGCTACGGGCAACGCGGGCGCAAGTGGGCGGCCGAGGTGGTCGCCCTGGCCTCGGCGTATCGGTGCGCAAGCGTGCTTGATTACGGGTGCGGGGCCGGCTCGCTCGGCGAGGTCTTACGCACGGTGCCGGGGCGCCTCGAGGTGCGCGAATACGATCCCGCGATTCCCGGCAAGGACGGGATCCCGACCGCGGCGGCGGATCTGGTGGTCTGTACCGACGTGCTCGAGCATGTCGAGGCGGCGACCTTGCCGGCGGTGCTGGCGCACCTCGAGGCGGTGACCGGGCGGGTGCTGTTTGTCGTGATCTCGCTCGTGCCGACCGCGAAAACCCTCTCGACGGGCGAGCAAGCGCATATCACGTTGCGCCCGGTGGCCTGGTGGCGCGCGGCGCTCGAGGGCGCCGGCTTTGCCGTGGTCGAGGAGCTTCCGATCCGGCCCGATAAGCAATGGGTGGCGGTGTGCCGATGCTGACGATCGCATGCGTCTTTGTCGAGGGCGAGTACCCCTATACGCCCGAGTACGTGCACCGGTTGTACGCCATGGCGAAACGCTGGACGCGGCAACCGTTTCAATTCGTGTGCCTCACCGACCGGCCGCACCTGATCACCGATGCGATCCGCACGATCCAAGTCGCACGGATCCCGCATTGTTGGGCCTTCTGGACAAAAGTACGCCTCTTCGATCCGCGCCTCGGGTTCACGGGCCGTATGCTCGCGATGGATCTCGATTCCCTGATCGTCGGGCCGCTCGATGACTTCGCCGATTTTCCGGGGCCGCTCGTGCTCGCGACCGATGCCCTGGTCGAGGTGCCCGACGAGGTGGCGCCGCTCGAGGGCGCGCGCGATCGACACGGGCGGGCGCTCGTCCAGAAATTTCAAGGCTCGATCATGGTCTGGGATGCCGGCGCGGTCGATGATCTGTTTTTGGAGTGGGCGCCGGTGGTCGCGCGCCGGCTCTCGACCGATCAAGATTGGGTCGGCGAGCAATACCCCTTCGCCGCGCGCGTGCCGCTCGCGTGGACACCGCGGATCTCGCAAATCCGCGAGGGGCCGATCCCGCCCGAGGCGCGGCTCATCTTCTGCAAAAAACCGAAGAATCACGAGGCCGCCGAGATCTTCCCGTGGGTCGCGGACGTGTGGGGGGCCGCATGATCCGCCAAGCGGGGTACTGGTGGCCCGATGATGTCGGCGACGCCTGGCGGCATGCCCTCCGGCACGTCGGATCGCTCGAGTGGGCGATCGCGGCCTGTCGCGAGCGGCGCACCGCGGTGCAAGCCGGCGGGAATGTGGGCCTCTGGCCGCGCCGGCTCGCGGAAAGTTTCGCGCGCGTCTATACCTTCGAACCGGACGCGCGCGCGCGCGCGTGCCTCGAGAAAAACGTGCTCGCTAACGTGATCGTGTCGGCGGCCGCCGTCGGCGAGCGCGCCGGGGTGTGCGCCCTCGATCACCGCGGCCTCGGCTCACACCGGATCATCGAGGGCGACGCGGTGCCGGTCGTGCCGATCGACGACCTCGCGCTGACCGATTGCGACCTTTTGCAACTCGACGTTGAGGGGTACGAGTGGCACGCGCTCGCGGGCGCGCGGGCGACGCTCGCGCGGTGCCGGCCGATCGTGCAAGTCGAGTTACGCGGCTTTACCAATAAGTACGGGCAAACCGATCAAGCGGTGCGCCACTTGCTCGCCGGCCTCGAGTATCGGCTCGCGTGCGAGCGGCCGGGATCCGATTTCGTCTTTGTCCCGCGGCGGGTGACGGCATGACGATCCCCGAATTCGACGCGATCGTGGCGACTACGCCGTACGTCAAGAGCGGGATGTTTTTCTCCGAACTGTATTTATTTCTGTCGCTGTGCAAGCAATTGGCCGTCGATCTGATCATCGAGTCGGGCGTGAAAAACGGCAACTCGACGCGGACCCTCGCGGCCGCGGCCGGCGTGCCCGTGATCGCGATCGACTTCAAAAACTTTTGCGCGCCGCTCGCCGGGGTCGAGTTTCGCAAGGGCGACGCGCGCGAGATCGTGCCGGTGCTCCTCGCCGAGCACACCGACCGGCGGATCGGGATTCTCCTCGACGGGCCGAAAAACGACAAGGGGCGCGCGCTCAAAGATCGGTGCCTGACCTTTCCGCACGTGCGGATCGTGGCCTGTCACGACACCTTACCGGGGTTTGGCGAAACGGTGCACAGTCACGATCCCGCGATGCGCGCGGCTCACGCCGCGCTCGATCGCCATATCCCCGATCCCTTTTACTCGGCGGCGCCCAATGGGCCCGGCCTCGGCGTATGGGTGGCCGCATGAAAGGGCGCGCGTTGACCCTCGTCTTGCCCTACTACCGCAACCGCGGCATGTTGCGCGAGCAACAAGCGATCTGGTCAAGCTATCCCGACCCGCTCAAAGCGCGCTTGCATGTGATCGTGGTCGATGACGGCTCGCCGGCCGATGAGGACGCGCGCGCGGCCTTCGCGATCGTGCCCGGCCTGGCGTCTCAACGGCTGTTTCGGATCGGGGTCGACATCCGATGGAATTGGCTGGCATGCCGCAACCTCGGCATGTCGAAGGCCTCGACCGAGTGGGTACTCCTGACCGACATGGATCACGCGATGCCGGTCGAGACCTTGCACGCGCTCACGTCAAAGAAACTCGACGATGCGCACGTGTACCGCCTCTCGCGGGTCGACGCGCCGCATCCCTGGCCGTATTCCCTCGAGGCGTGCACGGTGCGCCGGCGCAAGGATGGCTCAATCCACATACATCCGAATACCTGGCTGATGACGGTCGACATGTTCGATCGTGTCGGCGGCTACGATGAGCGGCTCTCCGGGTGCTACGGGACGGACGGCGAATTTCGCGCGCGCGTGACCGCGGCCGCCGGCGTGATCATGCGCGACGAGCCCTTGATCCGCTATCCGCGCGAGGTGATCGCCGATGCCTCGACGGTCGGGTTTACGCGCAAACACGATCCCGACAATGACGCCGAATTGAGCCGGCGCCGCCTCGCGCGCGAGGCGCAACAAGGCTGGCGGCCGTTGCGGCTGTCGTTTCCCTGGACCCTCGAGGTCGAGGCCGGCGAGGTGACGCCATGAGGCCGGCCGCGGTGATCACGTGGAAATGGCGGCCGATCAGCCGGAACTATCGATCGACGTTTCGCGCCGAGACGGTCAACACGCTGTTTCGGATGGTACGCCGGCACTACCCCGAGCCCTTTCGCGCGGTGTGCGTCACCGACGATCCGCACGGGATCGATCCGTCGATCGAGATCGTGCCGATCGGCGATCACCTCGCCACGATCCCCAACCCGCACGGGGCCCAGAATCCAAGCTGCTACCGGCGGCTTCGGATGTTTGCGCCCGAGGCGGCCGACACCTTCGGGCCGCGGTTTGTCTCGCTCGACCTCGACACGGTGATCACCGGCGACCTCGTGCCCTTGTGGGATCGGCCCGAGGAGTTTGTCGCCTGGGGGGATACCAACCGCGGGACGCATTACAACGGCTCAATGATCCTCTTGACCGCCGGCGCGCGGCCGCGGGTGTGGCAAACCTTCGATCCGCGCGACTCCCCACGCAAAGCGAAGGCGGCCGGCTGTTTCGGATCCGATCAAGGTTGGATTTCCTATTGTCTCGGGCCCGGTGAGGCGCGATGGGGCCGGGCCGACGGCGTGTACTCCTATCGCAACGACATCAAACGATCGGGGCGCGTGCCG